TGAAGGAAAAGTATCGGGAGAAAATCACAGGCAAGGAAAGTCGTATTGCGCTACCTTTCTATGATCGGCAAGGGCGATTGACCGGTCTTACTATGCGTGCGATTGATGACCATCATATTCGCTATCTTGCTATCAATATCGTCGAAGATGTTGTCCAAATCTACAATCTTGATGCCGTAGATTTTAGTAAAACCGTTATTTGTGTTGAAGGTCCTCTAGACAGTCTATTTCTCAGTAATGCAGTAGCAGTCGGTGGCTCTGCTATGAAATCTGCTAGAAAGCTTCTGCCATCTAATACGATTTATGTTTTTGATAACGAACCTCGAAACAAAGAAATTTGTAAACTAATTCATAAACAAATTGAGAGCGGGTTTACTGTTTGTATTTGGCCTGAAAATATCACTGAAAAAGATATTAACGAAATGGTCAAAGCCGATCTAGACGTTGAGGATATTATATATAAGAACTCATGCTCCGGCCTGGAAGCACGAATGAAATTTTCATATTGGAGGAAGTGTTAATGGACTATAATGTACGATTAATTGGAATTACAAAACCTGAAATGGAACCATTGCGATTTCCAGAAGACATTGTTTCTTATTGTGCTAGGGTTTCTAATCCATCTAACAAGCTAAATACAAACACTGCCGCAAGACTGTTGGGATATCTTATCGAACATGCTCATTGGAGCCCGATGGAAATGGTCAATGTGGTAGTTGAAGTTGATCTTGCCCGTGATATTGCTAGACAAGCATTACGTCACAGGTCTTTTTCTTTCCAGGAGTTTAGTCAAAGATATGCGGAACAATCAAATTTTACATATCGTGAAGCAAGACTTCAAGATCCGAAGAATCGTCAAAATAGTATTCAATTGAATATGGATGATTCAGAACATAGAGAGCTATCTAAAATTTGGTTAGAGAAGCAACAAAATGTCATTCGTGAGGCTAAAGATGCTTATGAGTGGGCGCTAAAGAATGGTATTGCGAAGGAGTGTGCGAGAGTTGTATTACCAGAGGGGCTTACAATGTCTACAATGTGTATGAATGGCACACTTAGGTCCTGGATACATTATTGTGCACCAGCATATGGAATTAGAACTAAAGAACACGGAACTCAAAAAGAACATTATGAGCCGGCTGCGGCGATTTGGAAAGTGATCGCCGAACATTTTCCGGCGATTGTAGAATATGCCAATCGAAAAGGATAAACATATGAAATTAGTAGAGGCGCTTCGACAGGAAGCGCTCTCTACATTTCAAGATAAAATTTTAGTAGTTCAACTAGATAGACCTGGAAATCTGGATTCATTCCATTTTTCTTTGCCTGATGAAATTGATATCGCGATGCACTACAAGAATGCTTGTATGAATATTTAATTAAAATTATAAACAAAAAGAAGGAAATCGATGTATAATAACTATTTACCAACACTTTATCAAAATTATATCCATTTATCTAAGTACAGTAGATTTCTTCCTGAAAAGGGAAGACGTGAAACTTGGCCAGAAACTGTATCTAGATATTTCGATTTCTTCAAGAAAGACCTAAAGAAAAAACACAATTTTTCTCTAACAGATGAAGATCGAACAATCTTAGAAGAAGCTGTACTTTCCCTCCGAGTAATGCCTTCTATGCGTGCTCTTATGACCGCAGGGCCCGCATTAGAAAGGGATAACATTGCTGGATATAATTGCTCTTATGTAGCTATTGAACGGGTAGCAGCTTTCGATGAAATTCTTTACATTCTTATGAATGGAACTGGTGTAGGCTTTTCAGTCGAACGTCAATATGTCAATAAACTACCAGTAGTCGCTGAAGACTTTCACAAATCTGAGACTGTTGTTCCAATCGGAGATAGTAAACTTGGTTGGGCTAAGGGATTAAAAGAAATTATTGCTCTTCTTTATCAGGGGCAAATTCCCGCTTGGGATATTTCAAAGGTCCGTAAAGCTGGCGAAGTTCTAAAGACCTTCGGTGGGCGTGCGAGTGGTCCAGAACCACTTGAAGATTTATTCGTGTTCCTTGTTGACATTTTCCAGAACGCGGCTGGGCGTAAACTTACTTCTCTGGAATGTCACGATATCGTTTGTAAGATTGCAGAAATTGTAGTGGTCGGAGGAGTCCGTCGGTCCGCTCTCATTTCTCTTTCAAATCTTTCCGATGATCGTATTAGACACGCTAAGTCTGGGCAGTGGTGGGAAATCAATCCACAAAGAGCATTGGCTAATAACTCCGCATGTTATACAGAAACGCCAGACATTGGCATCTTTATGGAAGAGTGGTTATCACTGTATAATTCTAAGTCAGGTGAACGTGGTATCTTCAATCGTGAATCCGCTAAGATGCAAGTTGCTCGGTTCGGCCGAAGAAATCCAGATTTCGATTTCGGTACAAATCCTTGTTCTGAAATTATTCTCCGCGACCGTGAATTCTGTAACCTATCAGAAGTCGTCGTTCGTGCATCCGATTCAGTCGAAACCTTGAAAGAAAAGGTAAAACTTGCTACCATCATTGGTACTTTTCAATGTACTCTTACTGACTTCAAGTATATCTCAAAGAAGTGGAAAGATAATTGTGAAGAAGAAAGACTTCTTGGTGTCTCTCTTACCGGTATCATGGACAATAATCTCACCAATGGTAAGAATGGTCTTGATGTAACTAAAACTCTTCTTGAGGAACTAAGATTAGTTGCCGTAGAGACTAATAAAGAATGGGCAAAAAAGATTGGCATCAATCCTTCTGTCGCAATTACTTGTGTCAAACCAAGTGGCACGGTTTCTCAGCTAGTAGATTCTGGAAGTGGTATCCATGCTCGCCATAACGATTACTATATTAGAACTGTTCGCGGCGATAAGAAAGACCCTCTAGCGAAAATGATGGTCGATATGGGCTTCCCCGTTGAAGATGATGTTATGAAACCAGATAACACCTGGGTCTTCTCATTCCCAATGAAAGCTCCGGAGAATAGCATCTTCCGTTCTGATATGCCTGCTATCGAACAATTAGAATTGTGGAAAACATATCAAATTGCTTGGTGTGAACACAAACCTTCTGTCACAATTTCTGTAAAGGAACATGAATGGTTTGAAGTGGGTGCTTGGGTCTATAAGAATTTTGAATGGATGTCTGGTGTTTCATTCTTGCCTCATAGCGAGCACACTTACCGTCAGGCGCCTTACCAAGATTGCACCAAGGAAGAGTATGAAGCGTTCTTGGAGAAAATGCCAAAGGATGTGGATTGGACAAAGTTGACTGAATACGAGACAAATGATATGACAGTGGCTAGCCAGGAGCTGGCTTGTAGCGCGGCTGGAGGTTGTGAAATCTAATATGAAGATATGCTGGGCATAACGCATTGCACTTCCTGCGGTCTAGAGTTGATGGAGATGGCCGTCTCGCGATCAACAATTTTTTACAAAGGAGAAAGTATGAGTAAGATTTTATTAGCATTTATAGTTTTAGTATTCACTAGTGCGAACGTAGTGGCAAGGGATCAAATCAAGATTGTAGGTTCATCTACGGTTTTTCCATTCGCTACTGTAGCCGCAGAAGGTTTTGGAGGCCGAACGGGTTTCAAAACTCCTGTTATTGAATCAACGGGTTCTGGCGGGGGTTTCAAACTTTTTTGTTCTGGTGTTGGAACGGAACATCCAGATATTACAAATGCTTCAAGACAAGTCAAGAAGTCTGAAGTAGAACTTTGTGCTTCTAAAGGTGTCACCATGACAGAACACAAAATTGGATTTGATGGAATTGTCGTAGGTAACTCTTCAAATAGCCCACGATTCTCTCTTACGCGCGAACAACTTTATAAAGCGGTTTCAAAGCTAGTTTATGTTGATGATCAATTTGTAGACAATCCGTATACACTTTGGAGCGATATTGATTCTTCATTACCAAAACAAAAAATTCGCGTATATGGTCCTCCACCAACTTCAGGCACTAGAGACGCCTTTGTTGAATTGGTGAATCATCATGTATGTCGAAAAGAATATGGGCTAGAAAAAAAGGTAGCTAAAGAGTATTGTTCTTCTATGCGTGAAGATGGGAGATATATCGAGTCTGGTGAAAATGACAATCTGATTCTCCAGAAGCTTACAGCATCTCCAGATAGCGTCGGCATCTTTGGATTCTCTTTCCTTGATCAGAATACAGATAAAATTCAAGGCACATTAATAGATGGTGTTGAACCTTCCTTTGAAAATATTGCTGATGGAGTATATCCAGTGTCTCGTTCATTATATTTCTATGTCAAAAATGAACACTTAGGTACAATTCCCGGGCTTCAAGAATTTGTTGACTTTTTCACTTCAGATGCTATAATTGGTGAAGACGGAAAAGCTGTCGAGAAAGGTTTGATTCCACTTCAATGATTGATTTGAAGTTTGCAGAAATGCCTCTAAATCTTACGGTGCCATGGTATCTCATGGCATCGTTTGCCTATTATGAAGAAGATGATCCAATCATTGAAGATACTATCTTTGATGAATTGTCTAAATACATGCTAGAGAATTGGTCTAAAATTAAACATATACATAAAAGACATATCACAAAAAAAGATTTAGAAGCTGGAACATTTCTTGGAGTTTATCCCAGTCGTATTCTAGGAGCAGTCAAAAAAATTAGAGAGACTAAATATGATCGATTCCCCGTGTATCAAGGTTTGCCGTTTGACTGAATGCAAAACATTTTGTATTGGCTGTTGGCGAACTTTAGATGAAATTCAAGATTGGCGAAAATATACAGAGAATCAAAAAGAAGAAATTTATAATAAATTAAAAATAAGAAAAAAACATTATAAATTAAAGGAGAGATAGAATAAATGTATAGTTGCAAAATCTGCGAAGCGGAGTTTGAAATTCAATATGTAGATAAAGACCCTGTAGAATATTGTCCTTTTTGTGGGGAGAATTTAGAAGTTTCGGATTGGGAAAACGAAATTGATGTTGAATGGGATGAATGAGTTACGAAAATCCCTGGCTTTATCAGGGTGAAATTTTCGACCCAGACGAAAAAGAACTTGCTTCTTGGCACGGTTTCGTGTATATTATAATATGTCCTGATGATACAAAATATATAGGTAGAAAGACATTTTGGTTCATGCGAAAAGCGCGTGGTGCTAAACGACGCTCTAAAATTATGAGTGACTGGAAAGACTATTATGGTTCGCATGAAGGCATAAAAGATGAAATAAAAAAGAACGGCACTGAAGGATTTCAACGTATCATTCTAAGTCTTCATAAAACTAAAGGCGAAATGAACTATACCGAAATCAAAGAACAGTTTCAAAGAGGCGTCCTAGAGACCGATGAATACCGAAATTACAGTATAAATGGCAAGTATTTTAAGGAGTTGGTGAAGAAATGGCAATCTGGTGTGAAGAAGACGGATCAGTAATTGGTTATATGTGTAAAACCGATTATGAAGTCGAACTTGGCGGAAGATCCGGCGGCAATGTAGTTTATCCATCTATAAGTGATTTGAAAGAACATCGGAAATGTGTTGAAGAATGTGGTATTGTCAAAGTAGCGGTGAGTCTGGTTGAAGTTGTACAGGAGGAAAATTATGACGAATATGATTGATTTTGTGAAAGAGAAAGAAAAACGAGACGCTATCAAATATATTGAAGAACAATATAAAAAAGCTGACGATCAATTATATATTGACAAAGATGATAATATAGTATATTATGATAATGAAGGTAATAAGTATATTCACACTCATAACTACGAAATTTGAAAATGGCTATTGTACAATTATCGAGCTTATATGTAAGGATTGAAAAATGAGTGAACTTCCAGTACATCTTGGCGGGCATATGAATAAGACTCATATGGATTATGGTGCCGTTCGATATATGTATGAAAATCATGATTGTCGATCTTTTATTGATGTTGGCTGTGGACCAGGAGGGCAAGTTCGTCTCGCTTCGAATTTAGGTTATGAACCGGCTATTGGTATTGACGGCGATTGGACAGTGCTTCCAGAGGATGCAGGAAGGTCGATATTAACGTGGACTGGAGAAAGTAGTGATGTGGGTTCTGAGAACGATGGTCAAACAAAAAGCCCATTTTTCTATATTCATGATTTTTCAGAAAATCCTTGGTCTCCGATTTATCAGCCATATATTCCTGATAGATTTGATCTTGCCTGGTCGGTCGAATTTCTAGAGCATGTAGAAGAGCAATATATTCCAAATTATATGCCTTGCTTCACATACGCTAGATATGCAATCGTCACTCATGCACTCCCTGGACAAGCAGGACATCATCACGTTAATTGTCAGCTACCTGAATATTGGATCGACAAGTTTGCCCAATATGGATTGCATTATAGTGAGAATTTGACTGAAGCAATCCGAGACGTTTCCACAATGGCAAAGCCATTTATAAAGAGAACTGGGCTTGTATTTGTAAATGCGAGAATTTCATGATGATTGGTATCGATAGACAGAAAGATGCGAGAGGTCGATGGACCGGCAAATTTTATAAGTATTACTTTGATATGCAAACGAACACGACAAACGTTCTTCAAGATGATTTAGATTTTTCTACTTCGTATTTGTTTTGGTCTACAACCAAGAGTGTTCTAGATACAATCGAAGAAGATATGATGTATTATTTCACACAACGTAAAATTCGTGTCCCTTGGAGTTTAGAACGATGCGAAACGATCCGACCTTCATTTTGAGTTTATTTGTCATAGTAGCACTCTTAGGAGTTGTATTTTATGGCATCGCTTTTAACGATAGTCTTGTTAATTATTCTCAAATAGAATCTGGAGTTAATGAATGATTTTGAATGTTCGTGGTGGTCTTGGTATGCAAGTGCTAGAGACAATGGTTGGTTACGCAAAAGCGATTGAAAGGTATGAATATGTCGAAGCAATTGAAATCTCTACAGGCGGTAATGTTGTTGATCCAGTTAAACACAACTTTCTGGAGCCAAATCTGTCTCTTAACGTTCCTATTCGTGTTAGCGATTCTACATTAAAACAAAACGCATGGACTAAAGAGAACTTTGAACTTCTAGTGAAACACTACGATGAAGTTATGAAGTGCTTTGAGGTCAAAACTGAAAAGGCTTTTACTGGAGTGCTTCGCGTATTCCATATACGTGGAAAAGATCGTCAAATAATCTCTGAAAATACTTATCGTGAGTTAATCGAACAGTTTAGCCGTCAAGACCCCCACACACATAGATTTTATGTTTTCAGCGACGATTTCGATCTAGCGGAAAGAGTAATCAGTGAGTTGGATTATCAACCGCTCATGAATACTTCTCTAGCGCTTCAAGCGGCTAATCAAGATTGGCAGTCATGTGTTACAGCGATGGAAATTATGGGTCCGTTTTCCACGTTCACCCTTTCTGCGTGGTTGATGAATCCGAAAATCCACTATACAGTTCTTGGACCAAAATACAACGATAATATGCCTATCAGTCGTGAGTTGTATGAAATGATCAATATTCTATTTAAGGGGATTCCTGGCAATGGCAACATCAGATTTGACTAAGTTTCTTCTAGAAAATAATATTGGTAACTCTACGATTATTGAAACTGTCGGAAAAATGGACAGGGATGATATTGATTATCCAGAGTTTATGCGACTATACGAATCTTTGATGGTTCAAGTTTGTGGCAAGATTGATGTTTTTACCCTCGGCGGTGAAAAGAGAATGCAGCAAGGTTCGCTTGCTGATCCTCAAAATGCTCGCCGAGGCTTTCACGTTTTTAGAACTTGGGCAGCTAATCTAGCACACCAAAAACGAGTCAAAAGATTTTCAAATGATAAAGAAATGGCTGATATCTTCATGAAGGATGGTATTGTAGCCATCGAAGATATGTTTCCAACATTCGATGAAGTTGAAGAATATCTTGCGGGTGAGTTCAAACAGTTTCCTTCCGTTGTTCACAAACGCCTAGATAATCTTTGTACGTCTAACGCCCAAAAAGCCCCAGTGTTGAATAGTATCTTTGAAAGTGTTATCAATCATCCGAGTCTTCAAAATGTATTGGGCGCACGTCTAGGCTCACCCATTCGTGGTTTCTTTGATTCAGCTAAAAAGTCGAATACGTTCTATCAGCGGGTCCGAAACTCTCCAGATGATAATGACAATCAAAAGAACCTCCATATTGATACGTTCTTTCCCGCATTGAAGTTTTGGTGGTTCAGTCAGGACGTGAAGGCTGAACAGGGAGCATTCGTTTACGTCCGAGGAAGCACCAATCAAACTGTAGAATATTTTCAATGGTTATATGAGCAAAGCATAAAGATTTGCGAAAAGACATATGACGAATGGAGATTGATTGATCATTCGGAGGGATCGCTTCGTGTTTCTGAGACTGAGTTAAAAATTATGGGACTTGAAGCGAAGCCAGTGGAGGTTAAGAAGAATACATTGGTTGTAGGAAACGTGGGCGGATTTCATGGTAGAGGTAATACCACTGAAACGTTCACAAGAAACTCCATTCATGGAAGTGTCCGTCTTAGCAATCCATTCTTAGTATAAAGGATACACATTATGAAGAAAGCATTTATTACGGGTATCACCGGTCAGGATGGGAGTTATTTAGCCGAACTTCTCCTTGAAAAGGGATATGAAGTTCATGGGCTTGTCCGTAGGTCGTCATTGATCAAAACAGATCGAATCGACCACCTATTCGATAAGATTCACCTTCATTATGGTGATATGACG